TAATAGTATTAAATCTCCTTGATTATATGTAGTTGAGTTAATAGTTGCAAGAGGCTGAGCTAAGTAAGCTCCACCGCTTGGATATATTAAATGTAATTTAAAGTTGTCGTCATTATTTAAGAAAGAAGTTAAATCTCTATCTGTTTTAATAATTGTAGTTGTTGAAGTTGAAGATGTAGTAACACGACCACTAGCAACAACATCTTGTAAATCAGGGTCTTGTACTTTTATAACATCGCCAGGTTTAAGTCCTAGCGCATTTAATCCTGTATTAAAAGTAATAACTTCTTTTTCTAATTGTTCTGATAATAAGTGATATTTACCGTGTCTTACAGCTTGTCCTTGTGAAGTACATCCATAAGCAGTAACGCTTTTTCTTCTTATTTTTCCTGTTCTTGCTATATTATCATGGTCTTCAACAACTTCTACTGCTTGCTTATATCCATTATCTGGGTCGTTCCAAGTTACTGCTACCTGATTGTTTCTAAACCTACCTGCTGAACCTGAATAGTTAAATGTTCCATCAACTACATTAGATTTTGAAAAAGTATAAACAGCACCTTTTTGTTGATTCATTCCAAGAGTAACTTGACCATTGTACCAAATTAACATAGCTCTTATTTGAGAGGCTAGATTCTTTAATAATTTTAGTGCGCTTTCATCTTTTGAAATATATACATTACAAGTAAATCTTGGCTCTGTTCCGCCTTTACCATCTGGTACTAATTCATCGCAGTATTTTGCTAGTTGGAATAATGTATATTTATCAATTCCTGAAAAATCAAAATCTTCATCAAGGTATTTACCTAATCCGTATCTTTGATTAGTCAGTAAGTCATAAAATATCCAAACAGGATTATTTGTATACACAGGTTCATAGTTAGGGCTGGTAGGACTTGTAAAGGTCTTTTGGTCTCCTCTAAAATTACCATCCCAATCTTGTACTGTACTTTCTTCTGCACCTGAAGTAACATTTCTTTGATAAGAAGCTGTTGACCTTCTTACACCTGTTGCTGTATTTGCTTCATCAATAGGAAAATAATTTGTAGGAACTTTTACTTTTAATCCACGAATTTCATAAGTTCTTTTTGGAATAGATTGGAAATCTTTTGCATCAACAACAATTCCAGCATACGCAGAGTATGGAAAAGTTAATTTATCTGTGATGATATTTTCTATCTGTTTCACAGTTCCTGAGTTAGTTTGTTGCCATTTATTTTCTTTTTGATTAACTGCAGATATTCTTTCTATTGTTACTCTATAAGCATCAAATGGTTGGTATTTACTTATATCAAAAGTATAAACATGATTGAAAGGTTGTTTTGTTTTCATAGAGATTACACCACTTCGTGAATCTTTTGTACAACCATTTTTATGATAACTAGAAGTGGAGGTAGCAATTGAAGCTCTACCTATTTTTGTAACATCTTGGAAAGTACTTCCACCATCTCTTGAATATCCAAATTTAATTCTGTACTCAGCAAATCCAGGACCTTGTGCTCCTGTTTCTTTTTGAGATACCATACTATTAAATCCAATAGTAATTTTTAGAGCATCAACTTCACTTGGATTACCTACTCCCATTGTAGCAGAAGTTACGGTTAAAGCAGTTCCTGAATATGCAGTAGTTTCTTCAAATCCAAAAGCAGAGGCAGAAGGATAACCAGAACTAGAAGAGGTTGTAATTGCACCTCCAGATATTTGATGAGCAACTGAAGCACTACCTATACCTGCTGGAGTTGGTAGCCATTCCTGTTCTCTAGTACCTTGTCTAAATGCGAATCCAAAGTTCTCATAATTGTAAAGAGGTGTGTCAGTTTCTGTCCTTTTTGGACTTCCCATCATTACAATAGTATTAGATACATTTACACCTGCTGCTGAGATTGTTGCAGTATTACCACTGAAACTATCAATATCATCTACTAAATCTATGTAGGCTGCTGTATTACTTACTGTTGTCATTGGAACAGTATCTACTCTTACTGCTGCAGTATTAATAAACTCTGTGATTCCTGCTACGAGCTGTCCACCATTGTCTCCAGCACCGTCAATACGAATCATAGGTTGTACGCCTGTTCCATCCCACACATCGCCTGAAGCAAATGTCATGTTTGATAAGTTTGTTGAAACAACTATATTATTACCTGCAGTACAATTTATAGATGAAGTAGTTCTTTTACTTGCTCCAGCAACTAGAATTTGTCTTGTACCGTCTGCTGTAGAAGCTCCACTAAATATATTGCCTGTTGAATTATCTGTAATTACACCTGTTGAAGCAACATAACCAGCATCGAATGTTTGTTGGGGAGATATTTTAGTACTATTTGTTGAGTTTGCTACAGGATTATCATTAAGTCTTATACTTGCAACACCATCTACAAGTCCTTCAATAGGACCTTCGGATAGTAAATCATAGATGACAGCAGTTTGAGCACGAACTCCTGCTCTTTGTTTTACTCCTGATGAATCTAAAGGTGCGCTACCTCTACTACTTCCTTGTGCTGTATTTGCCATATTATTTCTCGTCGTATTGAATCCAGTTGGAGTTACCGCCGTTGTTACCTCCAGCAGCTGAACCGCCTCCGCCGCCTCCGCCTGTTCCTGTACCACTTGTAGTTCCTTTACTTACAAATTGATATCCTTGGTTTCCTGTAATTCTGTAATCTGTGAATCCAAAGTTTACTACTGCTCCTCCAACTTCCATTCTTCCATAAGCTAGAGGCACTGGTATTCCAGATTTTGTATTATTGATTGGGCCGTTAAATAAAGTTGATTCTTCCTCATTAAGCTCTTCAGGGTCATCCGTCATTAATCCTATAATTCCTGATAAAGCTAAATTAGCACCTATTGTTGCTAACATTTGCAAACCAACCTTGGCTGCATTACCACTTGGGTCAACTGTAAAACCAATAATCATTAGAGTTATTCCTACAATTATTTTTACGATATCATTAGCAGCGCCTTTTGGTACTGGACTTATAATTATATCATCTTTTCCTAGTTCTAATCCTACTTCTTGTTGGTCTAAAAATTCTTCTCCTTTCTGAACTGTAAAATGCACTCCATTTTCAGTACAATCCATAAGGTATTGTCGCATACCGCCTTTCATCACATCTATAGCATGCATAGCTTCCTGTACTGTCTTGCAGTTCAGTCTATGCTTCTCTCCGAATAGTTTACCCATTCTTCCTTTTAAGTAAATGTTTCTTGTCATGGTTGTATAATTGTGTAATCTTTCTCGGGATAGGAAACGATTAAATACGGAATTCCTACCTCACGACATTGTATCTTGTCGACTTTGCTTGGGCGACAATTTGAGCCATAGTGACTATGGACTACATATTTTATTTTTGAATTCAATTGATATGAAAGGAAAGTCTTTCCGTCAATTTCAAACTCATCTTTTTCTGTGGAGATATTTTCAAGTGGAATATATTTTTCATTATTCCCATCCTGTATAACAAGTCCACAACATTCTCGTGGTGCTTCTCTACCAGCGTGTGCATAAATCTCATCCATCATTGAAACGCCTTCGATGCAGGATATCCTCCAAATGGTAATTTTGCATCTGTATCTGTACTTGCTTTACCAGTTGAAGTTGCTGTGCCTACTGATTTAGGGGCAAATCCGAATCTCATTTTACATCCTTCTGTTCGTTTACTACAGCCATCTCCTCTTTCCCATACACCGTCTCCTGGAACTGGATGAGTATTCTGGTTAGGTGCTGATGCTTTCCATAGTAAAAGTTTCCCATTAGTAGAGGAACTAGCAGTATTATCTGTAAAAGTTACATAACTGTTATCCCTATCATCACTAAAAGTAAAATATTCTGTTCCGTGAGAATATGCTGAGAATACTCTTACTCTTTTAAATGCACTGTTAGTATCTGAAGGTGTCCCTGGTGCATTATTATTTTTTACAGCTTGCCAATAGTTATTTGCTGTTACACTACTTGTAGTACCATTTGCATTGTACCTTGTAATTGTTTTTGTTGTTCTATAGTAAGCATCGGCTGTTACTGCTCCACTAGTATAAAGTGAAAAACTAGTGCTACTTGGTATAATATACTCATCATCAATATTTACATAAACAGTATATTCTGTTCCATCAGCGTATGCTGCTACACGAGATTTATACTTTCCTTCTAAGTGCCAAGTACAACCACTTTGTGCTTTTTTAAAATTATCAACATGGTCTCCTGCCCCTTGATAAATAAAAGGACATCTATCTGGTAATATGTTTCTTGCTGGTATCTTTACTCCTTCTAAATCAAAAGGTGCAACACATTCTATAGTAACAGATATTTTTGTTTTTGCTTTTATTCTATCCATTAAATAAATATCTCTTGGAAATTCTGTTGGTGGATTTGTTGCTCCACTTTCTCCATGAAGATATTTCTTTAGTGTAGTTCTCTTAATAAATTTTAATCCTAAAAAAGAATCATAATCTATAGTACCGATTGCATTTGAAAAAGCATTACTTGCATTTGCAATAGTTACTGTAGGTCTAGCTATAGCTCCATCATTTTTATATTCTAATCCTTGCAATTTTGCTGGTATAGCAATATAAGTATTGATTTGAGAATTATCATTGTAATCTCTCATTTGAACTGTAGTTAGGTCAGTATCGAGACCTGACATAAAGTAAATAAAATTTCCTTTTGAATATTCTAGCTCATACAAACAAACCAGTTCTGAGCCTGGGTCAAGTTTTTGTAAGTCTTTTGCTACAATATTCTCTGCCATTATGCTTCATATACCCTTACGAAAGTTGCTGTACAAGTATAGAAATCATCATATACCCATCTTTGGTCAAAAGTAGATACATATACTTTTACAGTTTCCTCATTACCACTTGCATTTGTATCTGCAAATGTAAAATCAAAAGCAGTTACTCCATTTGTACTTTCAAAAAATCCAACAATGTCATCTATTTCTGCTTTTGGTCTAGTCGCAAAAGATACTCCAAATTCTTGTTTTAAATTATTTATACCATTTGCAATTCTTTGCTCATAACCATCGCCAAATTCAGCTTTAAAAATAACAGGTTTGTTACTTTTACTCATACCTTTATCTTGTACTATTGTTCTACTACCGAAAGATGAACCTGTACTAAATCCTAATGCCATCTTAACCTCCTCCTAATATTCCGCCTGGTCTCATTTCTCTTTCTAATGTATTTTGTACTGCGGCGTCAATTGCTTGTGCAAGTTGTTTTGAGCCATCACTAGTTACTTCTGAGCTTCCTTCTGCCATATTAACTGTAATATTTGTATTATTTGTTCCCATTTGTCCTTTACCCATCTCAACTGGTATACTTCTTCCATTTGGAAGTGGAATCACAGCTTCTCTACCATGAAGCACTGCACCATATCCTGAACTAGGACCGTGTGCTATACCACCTTGAGAGTAGGAACGACCATGCTTAGACATAATACCACCTTGTCTAGCACCACCGCCACCGCCGAATCCAAATAAAGCTGCAAACTGTTTTAGTACTCCACCTTTTGTTTCCATAGCAACTCTTACTTGGTCAGCAATAGCTACAGCCATTTGTATCTTTGCTACAGCTGCCATAAGTTTTGCAGTTTTTTGGTCTTCTCCTGCTAATGCCATAAACATACCAATAGTGCCTGCAAATTGATTTAGACCAGTACTAAACTTATCTAAGTTTTCTCCACCTTTCTTTGTATTTTCTTCTGCTTCTTTGTTAGCTTT